CGTCTACAGGAATTTATCCAGTTTAGTTTGACTGGTCAACCTTTGAACGTCAGCCACTTGGAGTGGATCGAACGACAGACCCGATTGTTCGAGACGGACCTGGTCCGTTTTGATAAGTGGGTCAGTGGTGACTACAGTGCTGCGACAGATGGTCTCTCACAGGAGATCAATCAGGTTGCTCTTGAGGAGTACCTCCATGCCATCGAGGCTTTGCCCGAGGAAGAGAGGCTCTGCAAGGCGGTCTTGGGGAACCATAAGGTCAGCTACGCTAATATGCGAGGCTGGGCTCCTTCTGGAGATCTTGAGATCGATCAGACCTGTGGACAGCTGATGGGAAGTCCCCTTAGCTTTCCTATCTTGTGCAGCATTAATGTGGCATGTTACTGGCTTGCGTTGGAGGAGTATCTCGGCTATGCAGTGTCTCTCGTTGACCTTCCGGTCCTTGTTAACGGAGATGATATCTGCTTTAAAGCCAACGATGCCTTTTACCCTATCTGGCAAAAGTGGATTACCCTTGGTGGATTTACACTTAGTACAGGAAAGAATTTCATTTCACCTGACTTCGTCACCATCAATTCTGAGGGATTCACTGTTCAGAGGGTAGAAAGAGACGGGAAGTCTCTCCAACGATTTGTGAAGCACGGCTTTCTCCAAACTGGCCTTCTCTATGCTGGTCGAACTCGTTATAATGTCGAGGACGATTATTGGGGACCTAAGATCGCAACCGCCCGAGAGCGGGAAGGCGACAAGCCCTTTCATGAGAAGTTGAACTGTATTCTTCAGTTCGCCAATGATCCCAAGCGAGCACTTCTGAGGGTGTTCGACTTCTTCCGTGAGGCAATTGATAGACACACCCGAAAGGGTGAGCTAAATTTGTTTGCTCCACAAGAATTGGGGGGGATCGGAGTAAAGCTTCCACATAACTGTACGACCAAGTTCACAGCCTGGCAACAACGAGTTGCTGGCTATCTTCTTAACCGCTGGAGAAGCGGTAAATTAGGAGAGGAAGTACAGAAAGACGAGCTGTGCGGGCTCCCCTTCCCTGAGGGAGTCCGAGTTGTTGACCTGAATCAGGCTGTTGTGCCGACGGGAATCGTCTCGTACAGGTCAAAGAAGGAAGTGTGCATCAAGGAGCACATCCCAGCTCGTTTTGGTGTGGTCGTTGTTCGCGAAAAGGATGAGCCAATCCGTGAATTTGAAAGGAGAATTGCTTGCCGTAGTGGTGCTCTACTCAACTACCAGGGTCCAAGAAGTAAGGACCTAGGACAGTGGAGGATCAATTATCTTGAAGGCAAGACCATCAAGGAGTGCCGGGAATTCAAGGGTCGTAGGATCCTTAGTCCTCTCGGCTTCAACCTAGAGGTGAGGCAGGTTATTGCGGTTCGAGAGGAAGAGCGG